AGTATTACAAGCTCCGTTTGTAGGAGGTGTAAGGCCCACATTTACTCCGTTCACTCTGTATTCATTATAAGTAGCAGAGTAAGGATTCACATCTCTATATACTACATATGTACCACATGATACGCAAGTATTATAGTTTTGAGATGCCCATTGAGGTGTAGCATCATAAGTAGCAGTATTTTTTTCTATTACTCTTAATAGCTCAACCTTTGTAAGATCATTAACTTCTGGAGTAAAATCTACTACTCTACTTAATCTATATAATCCACCATCTATATGTATATACTTACCAAAATTAAGATTAAAAATATCTTGATCAGTAAGCTTAAAATATCCAGTTAATAATCTACTATCCTTATCTGTGATCTCAGCTAAATAACTTGAGTAATATGTATTAAATAAATTATTACTTAAGTCACCAGTAGCTAATGTAAAATATAGCTGCTGAGGCGCACCAAAATTAATATCTTGAGTAGGAGCATCTGGATCATCTAAATGTCCAGCATAAAGGTAATCTGTTCTAGATCCTAAGCTTGTAGCTCCATTATAAATAGTCCATGATGCCACACCAGTCTGATATGATGTCTGCATGATACGCACATTATGATCCATAGGATCTTCTTTAGTATTCTCATTAGACTTCTTATAAATAGCTGGGAAAACTTTATCTTGCCCAGTTGCATTATATAATACAGAAGCACTAAAGATTACTTCCACTTGCTCAGTATCCTTAACAAACTCCAGGCCATTATCATAGATCCTATCACCATATCCCTCACTATATTTTTTACGATATTCCTCATTATAGTAGTCGTTATCTTGTTTGTATTTTAAATTATAATATCTAGCATTTATCTCACTCATTGGCTTTTGCTTGATTACCTTCTCTCTATCAAGCTTATTACTCCAATCTAGTTGGCTACCATCCCAGAAATCAATATAAGGTGATATGATTAAATGATTCTTTTTATATTTATCCTCAGTTACTAAAAGATTAAACATCTTTAATATTGAGATAAAGAAATCCTTTTGAAAAATACCTTTTGGAATAGTATTATTAATTGGCAAAGATTCACCATAATTAATAGGTACTAAGCTACTGGTAGTAGTACTCATATCAAAAGATCCATCTAATACGCTTAGATCATAGCTAGCTGCTCCACTCCATTCTACAGACACCTGGAAAGTATCACCATTATTAATCGTATTATTAGTTAATGCTAATGATACATTAAAATAATTTGTGCTGAATCCAGCTCCAATATATTGGCTAGCTACGCTAGTGCCATTTTTTCTAAGTTTGATAGTAGCTGGATTACCAATATTCCAAATACCCACTACTTTTAAATTGATATTTACCTCTTTTGTAGTACCAGTATAAGTAAATAAAGTATTTGAGCTTGTCAAAGTAAAACTACCTAATGTAGTAGCTACAAAGCTTAAATTAAATGATGTAGATCCAGATCCAGTATATTGCTTTAATTCTGGCATTGCTTCTAACTGCACATTTCTATTCTTTTGTAGCACTGCTTGATTATTAGGTATAATCAAACGCTTGAATTTAGCCTCACTAAAAAATGGGCATTCGTAAGTATATCCAGCAGCCTGGAAAATTTTATCTAAATATTCTTTTACATATAAGGCTGGCTTAAATGTAGTGTATTGGAAATCTTTTTTAGCAGTACCATATACACCAGTACTCACATTACCATAATCTATCAATGGGTAGCAGTAGCCAGATCCTGGTGTATTAGTCCAGCTACCCACTATGCTAGATGCATTATAGGTATGATTATATGCGCTAAAATCTAGATCCTCTAATCTGTTATTGCCTAATGCAGTAATAAATCCACCTAGCTCACCAAAGATCGCACATTCATATTCTACTGCATCACCATTTTGAACAATCTCAATTAATCTTAATACTCCTTTCATAATTTGCAGGCCATTTAGTTCTATTCTGGCATTTGCATTAACGGCAGCATTAAAATTATATAAGACATTATCACTAGCTGGATTGTAAAAGTTTGAGCTATTAAACTCAAAAATATTACCTAATAATTTATTATTATTAGCAGTACCAGGTATTACGATAGTCTTTGTAAATGATGTGCTTTTGCTATCTAGATTTTGTAGATCATCAATAGCATAAGTGATCTGATTAGTAAGACCTTCTGTTAAATCAAGCTCATATCCCTCTATAAATATTCTAGTCATATTATCTTAATTGGCTATATCTTTTAGTATTCATCTTTACATCTAACTCTAATACTCTTAATCTATTATTTACATATTTGCTAATCTCAAAGTTATTTAAAGCTATAGTTACTGGATAATAATACCCATCTATCTCCATATATATCTGAGGTGAGTAGATTAACTCTTCAAGCCATTGATACTCTGCATCTGTAGGCGCATCCATTGTCAATCTCCACACATAATCACGCTGATTCAAGTAATTCACTTTACCAGCATAGTACTTGTTATTAGTATTATAATATGTTACGCTGCTAGATCCTAGATTATAGTCTCTCTTCTCAAATTCCTTTCTATCTACATTTAATGTAAGCCTACTAGCCAAACCAAATTTAGCAGTATCAAACATGCCTAGGCTATTCATAAAGTGCAGATTATAACTAGTGTACTTTAGATTGCAGTCCAGGTAAATAGTATATACAGATGTACCAATAGTAGCAGTATAGTATTTTACGCTGCTATCTATGATCGTAGTAGATTTATTTAATGCTGGTGAGCCTATATTAAGCTCAGCAAATGCCTTAGTACCACCTAAGCTAAATGTAGTGCTAGTGATCTGTGCATTATTATGGTTATATGTCACAATAGTAACACCAGATACATCTTTAGCGCCAATGAATAAATTATCACCTATGCTCGCATTGATCGTACCAGGTCTGGTAGTCATTGCCTTATTGCTATATCCAGTAATATCCGATACTCTTCTCTTTAATAAAGGTGCGCTCCAATTATATGCAGTCACATTACCACTTACTAAGTTTAAATATGTCACTCCACTATATTCTTCACCGATTCTATATTGATAAGTCTGTGCCACCTGGCCACTTACATTAGGCTCACATGATAGCACATTATCTGTAGGCTCAAACCAATCATAGGTCATGGTATTGCGCACAATAGGCCCAGCATCAAAGTAACCCTTATTATTAGATGGCTCTGGGTAAATCTTAACTCTTGATTGCTGCACACCTCCTACAAATACATCAAATACATATTTAAAATCAGTCACTCCAGTAACGCTAGTGTTAAATATATGCCACAGAGCATCCTGGCAAGTTGGTGTACCAGATGGATATGCTAAATTACTTATTGCCATTTCTTATATTTATTCGTTCAAATGTTATTACTATATCAGTCTCTAAAGCTTCCGCCATTTTGACCTCAAAATCTTTAAATGTTTCATTAAAGGCATCTGTGAAATAGTTAGTAGTCTTGATACCAAAACGCTTAATAAGATAAGCTAGCGTATCTACTTGTCTATCTATTAATGTTTTTTTCTCAGCAAATCTTACACCTTTTTTCTCACCTCCAATACCTAACGCTTTGTCATTCATTACGCTAGTTATCTTAGCCTTTCCACTTAATATATATCTTTTTAGTGATGCTCTGCCAGAAGCTGGCATGCCATAATTCTTATATTGATATGGTGATCCTGGAGCATTCGCACTTGATTTAACACCTTTCACACCCTCATTTGGATAATCATAGTAATCCAGCATCCTTAGTCTAAAAGTAGTGATGCCATTTTCATTAATAATCTCTGGGATCATATTGCTTAATAAATCACCAGATCCCACTACTCCTTTTTGATTACCAAATTTACTAATATTAGATAATAGATCAGCTCCATACTGCTCTAGCACTCCGTTTACTACGCTAAATTCAGCTATATCCTCACCGCCAAAATCAGCTCCACTAGATAGCGCTTCTTTTTGCGCTCTGTTGATATTGATACTCATCTACTAATCTTTTTTGTTTTAAATATGCCAAATCATTTAAAAATTGAATCACCGATAGATCATAGACTGCATCTAAAGGAATACCCTCCATCTCTGCTACTTGCTTTGCTGAGTAGATCCAGCCAAAATTTTCTGTGAATATAGTCTCAGCATTTTTAGTCGTTTCTTGTTCTGTCTCATCATTTTCATTAGTAAGTCCGAATAAACCTCTGTATTGTTCGTTAAATTGGCCAAGAATATGCAAAAAAAAACCATTGCATTGTAGCCATGTCTAAACTCAGCTTGTTTCATATCATCTGCATATTGCTCATGCTTATCTACATCAAATGGCATAGGCACATATCTCATCTTGAGCCAGCTCCACTTCATAGGTGTGCAGATACTAGCCAGGATATTATGCATATCATTGATAGGATCAGATTTACTAAATGTCAATACCTCAATATATCGGCCAGTATTAAACGGCTTTTTAATCTCAAAATTCAAACTATATACATTACCATTTGCCATTATTAGGCTTTTAGGAGCTTTCATTGTCTCTACTTGTACCTTTAGATCAAATGCCTTTTGTAGCTTATCACAAAGCTTTGCAAACTTCTTTAATGGCATCTTATCTATTTCCTCACTAGATTTATCTAGCAATATCTGCACCATCTTAGCTGCTTTCTCTAGCTCATTCTCTTCAAGACTAGCTATGGCATTAAGCCTTTGGAATTTGTCAATAGTTAAATTCATACTCTATTAAATATATTTTTTATATAACATGGTATTTACCTACCATTTTGTGATCATTCCTACATTTATTAGCCAGGGCCAAAGCTATCACGCAGTCATCATGAAATCCCTGAGGAGCTGAGTATCTAACTCCAGTAGGTGTAAAGGTATACTCAAATACTTCAAGCTCGCCCTTTATAGGCCCTTCTGGGAAGCTTATCTGCTTTGTATGGATCGCACTAGCCAAACCTTCTAAAAGCTGCTGCTTGCTCACACTAGTGAACTTAAAGCCATGCATTTGTGTAAATTGCTTTTGTAGATCCTCTACTATGGCATCACCCACACCAGTGCTATCAATTACGATAGGCAAATTCTTAGGCAGCCTTAAAATAGTTTCTTTTGTCTGCATCCAGTCTTTTTGGAATCTATCAAAATGCACCACATTGCCTTGCTTATCTAGTCCTATGATAACTGACCAGTCCACAGACTTAGCCAGGTCAATTCCGTAATAAGCAGCCACCCCAGATGATGATCTGGTACAAGCCTGGATAAATTCAGATCCAAATGGATTTGAGGCATTCTCCATGGGATCTGCAAGATACTCTTGCTTAAATACCACACTAGGGAGCTGAGCTTTCGCAGCATCAATCTCGATCGGATCAATGAAAGGATTATCATAGGTGCTAAATTTAAACGATTCCCACTCTGGCTCACCACCACGCATAAATAGGCTATAAAAATAATTTTTGCCTCTAGGTGTACTTAAAAAGATAGCCTTTCCTTTGTAGTCTGTTAGTGTAGGTCTGATACTATTATTCCAGCCTTCCTCTAAATTTGAGATAAAGCTGGCCTCATCTATGATCACTAGGTGGAACTTCAAACCTCTCAGCGCATCCAATCTCTCACCAGTAAAGAATCTAATAGATCCACCAGTAACAAAATTGATCATTAAATCAGTCTCATTCTTTTTATATATTTTCTCTGGTAGTAGCTTGCATATCTCCTTAAAGAAAGTTTTACCTAGCTGATATGTAGGTGTGATATATGCAATGCTTTGTTTATGCAGTGCGCATTCTATTGATACATTCTGGCTAATTAATGATTTCCCAAATCTTCTACCACACATCATCACTCTGAATCTGGCATCACTATCTAGCACTGCCTTTTGTGCCTGGTGTGGCTTAGGTAATTTAATCTGGAGATTCATACTTGATTGTAATAGTATCTATGTTTGTATTCTCAGTTACTGCTCTATCAGTCATGCCTAAAGCATTCTTTGCATAGAAGATAGCTTTGCCTTCATTTGCTACTATATCAGTAGCCAATGCCTTAAACATATCTACGATCTTATTGCAGATGTCATGATAAGGATGAGTAGGATCTTGTCTCACTTTCCAAAGGCCCATCTTTGTGTAGAACTCAAACTCATGCTTTCTTAGCCAGTGATGTAAGAAATAATCTATAGTAGGCACAAACCTATCTCTAATAGATACAATCTTACCAGATCCAGTAGCCACCTCTTTAGTGCCACTCATGCAATCATCACAATATGCATATGCTAGATCCATTAGCTTCTCTTCATCTATATCCATAAATTTTCTAGTTACATGTTCTCTTGCTTCCATATATTTAACTTTTTTGATCCGTTTCTATAACCTATCACATCATCTACATGCATTTGCCAATACTTTTGTACCAGTTCATTTTTATCCCATCCATATTCATTACCAGATGCATGTGATCCGATATGCTCAGCCTTACAATTCATCACATAGTATGTATAAAATCCAGCTAGATTGGCACGCTCGCAGTAGTCCAGGTCAATAGGCCCATATGGAAACATCTGCTCATTGAATAATCCTATATTATTTACTACATCCATGGATAGTAACCAGTTTGATATTATATGCTCACTTTGGATATTATATCTAACATTATCCAGGCTTGATGCTACTATGCCAGCTTTAGGATAAGTCTGCAATGCTGCCATCTTTTTAGCTAGCCAATTCTCTGGCTCTTTAATGTCATTTGCTAAATAAGCTATAGCATCAAAATCATCTACTAAAGCTATATCTATGGCTTCATTCATTGCATTAGCTATCCCTTCTTTGCTAATAAAAATGCACTCAGCATCATATCCAGCATTCAAAAGATTATGTTCTAAAATATCTAACGGCCTATCTCCATATACTAACCCAGCTATTAATATTTTCATATGTAAATATTTAACTTTACTTTATTACAGATTTTGTAAAGTTTTACCTTTACTTTGATCCGATTAGCTTACTTATTCGGCTCATTTGGGCCTAGCCACTTTGCTGGATTGCCAGCATATTTCTGGTAAGGCTTAGTTATTAATTTTTTAGTTACCACTGCACCCATACCGATCATGCAGCCTGGTGCTATCTCTTGCTTTTGATGGATCACTGCATTTAGTCCTACATTGCATTTAGGATGCACAATAGTATGCCCTCCAATCTTTGCACCACATGATAACACTACATTTGATCCTATAAAGCAATCATGTCCCACATGCACATGCTTTAACATCCATACATCATTACTTATGTAGGTAGGTGATGTAGTGCCAGCATCTATAGTCACATGCCCAGTAATTACACATCCTTCATTTATGATCACTGATCCTATAGGCTTATTCCAGAAAGCCTTATGCTCTGCCATAGATCCTATGATGCAGTATGGCCCAATATAAATATTATCACCTATTAATTTAACATTGTCGTAAACAATCGCAGTCGGATGTATATAATTCATAGCGCTATTTGATCTTTAAATGTTTTATAAACATTTACTAAGAATGTACCCACGCATGCGCCACATCTGCTATTATAAGTATAGATCGGATCTACTAGCTTATAAATATCTAGCAACTCATTCTGGATCTCATGTGTGAATCCCACTAGCTCGCCAGTCTTAATAAATAGATCATAAAAATGCTTATGCTTTAATAAGGTCTGCATATGCTTCTCTCCTAAGTTTACTGATATGCTCATAATTGTACTTTTTTTTGGCCCAGTTGTAAAGATCATTACCCATCTTGATCCTTTCCTCTGGATTGTTAATTAAATATGTTAAATGTTTGTACCAATCTTTTTGGCTTTCTATCCATAGCACTGGTGCATCTGTATCCATGCTATATGGCTGCACTTTACTCACTATGCATGGCACTCTCTTGCTTGCTGCCTCTAATATTTTTAGATTACTCTTGCACGCATGCCAGTCACTCTCTTGCAAAGGTATGAGCATAATGTCTGCCTCTTCAAAATGGCTCATGTATGCATTAGGCAAAGTACTTGCAAGCTTCTTATTTGGTAGTCTGCCACCATCTGTGAATAAGCTCCATAGCTGATCCCAGTATTGCTTACTCACTGGATCACTATCTGTGTAGCCACCTAGCACCATCTCAATATTGTTAAACTGGTGCAGCCTTTTTACTGGACCTTTCAATAGCTTGATATCATCCATATGCGTAGATCCACCCGCCCAGAATATTCTCACCTTATCACTAGACTTCTTATCCTCTGTGTATTGATGCTGGCCCAATGGTATGCAATTAGGTAAAATTACCACCTTATCATGATATTGCCTAAGCTTCTGAGCTAGTCTCTCATTAGTGCATGTTACCATATCAGCATACTTAATGTTATTGATTACTCGTTCTCTTTGAGGTGCGTAGAATTTATGCAATGGGTGATTATATGGCAGATCCCAATCATCATCCATATCCATCACTATTTTATAATGCTTTTTAACCTCATCCCAGTTTTGATCAAATGGAGAGAATCTGTTATACAAAAGTATATCAAATTGCCTTTTTTTTAGGATCTCTTCTGTAGGTACATTGCATACATGGTTATATGAATCTGGTAAAAATGCTAATGGTAATAGCACTCTATGCCATCCACATCCGCTAACCTTCTGCGTAATTCCCAGTACTTGTATTGTGCTATTTCCCTTGTCCACGATATGCTTTTGGTTTTGGTGTGTGTTTGTTATAACTCTTTTTTGGTGATCCACATTTGCGCTTTCCAAATGTTTGCTTTTTTGAATCATTGCCTTTTGCCTTTGCCATATATTTATTTAATTTTTTGACCTAAAAATCCAGCGCCAAATATGATAGCCACAAACTGGCTCACCTCAAATGGCAAGAAATAAAACACCACAGACATCCACACGCTTAGGCATGTCACACAATCAAATGGTTTGATCCTTTGCTCAAATGGGATGTGCCATACCTTTTTTATAAAGTAAACTATTTTGGCCACATTTACAAAGTAATAAGCAAAAAAGAATCCAGCTAATGCTATTATTATCATCTTATAAAGTTTTAGTTATACAAATATTTTTTAATTCTGCCCTGGTTTTACGGATAATATCTTTTACATGCTTCTCTGGTATATTATAGAACTCAGCTACTTTCTTGCATGATCTAACCTCCACATACTTAGTAAATAATATAGCCTCATGTGCATGCATCTCATCCTCAGCATGCTTATCATATAATCTCTGGCTTGCTATTGTAGCAAATTTAGGATTTAATTCTGGTAATTTAGTTTGACATCTTAAATATTCTATTGCCTTATCATAATCAGATTGCCTAAATTTTTTATAGAATCTGCTGGTAGAACTAAATGCCATATTAGTAATAATCTTAATAGAAAAACCTATCAAGCCATTAGAATCATAAATAGTCTTAATCTTATCACAATCCATGTTAAGTAGTGCTAATGCCATCTCTTGCTTTAGATCATCTTGCAGATCCAGAGGATGCACAGACTTGATCAGCCTACAGATTTCTGGGTGATTATAGATAAATTCTATCATCTCATTGCATGTACTCGGTTTATTTTTTTCTATCTTATTCATTATCAAGCATTTAACCTATATTTTGTACTAATGTACTCACTTAACCATAAAAAAATTGAACTAATAAAAACTTTATCTCTTAAAAAAATGAGGACCAACAAAAAATCTATCTTAAGTAAGTACACCGAGTACAGAGATTATAAATAATTGATTTACAATATATTGCACATATTATAAATGTACTTACTATGACTAAAATTGTTCATTTTTAAATGAAAATTCATGTTTATTATATTTTTGTCTATTTCTTTTTGTCTCTAAAACTAATCCAATCTTATTAGCAGCAAATAATAAAGATGTTTTAAATGCCTTTACTGAGCATTTTTCTGGTGATATCTTAGATAACATTTTATTATATTCTTTACCAAATTCGTAAAATGTATTATATTCAAAATTGGCAGATTTAATATAATCTAATACTTTATCTGAAATAATATTAGATTTCTTAATATTATCTTTTTGTCCAGCAGATTTCATTAATGATAATAATTTATCACTATCATTATTATTATCTGCTATCCATTCATTGAATATTTTTAATGATTTATTATAGTCTGCATTCTTTTCATGCAAAATTCCTTTTACTACATCTTTTGAAATATCAAAAAATTCTCCATGCAATCTAAGATTTTCAAACCTAGCATGTAATTGTCTTTCATCTCTATGCCCATCATCTGTCTCAAAGAATCCTACTATCTCAGATCCAAATGGGGAATAAGTTTTAAAAGATTTAAACCTATCTAGTACACTTTCACCAGATGTTTTACCAATTTTAATAGCACTAATATCATTGTGCTTAAAGAAATAAACATATTCTTTTTTCATAGTTGAGTACTTTTGTACTTAATTATATATATTAAGTACGCATTATGTACTTTTATGTACTTAATTAATTAAGTACTAATTTTAGGTTTAACACTAAATTTTTGGCCAAAGTACTCAAAAATCCCTCCGTTTGGATTTTTACTTAGCCATTTCTCAAAAGCTGCCATCGGATCTAGATAAGATTTTAAACTCATGTTTATTATTATTTTGTCTGTTTCTTCTTGTTTCTATTTTATCTCCTAATATGTCTGCTGCTACAGATAGGCCTTTCTTAAATCTTACTTGGCTATAATCCTTTTTATCAAGATCATTAATATTAAGAAAGCTGGTGTATTCTGCTCCAAACTCTCTCCATTGATCTCTCACAATGTCATCATAGTAAGCTAAGAAATCCTCTCCAAAGTTAAGCTTTATATTCTTACGATTAATAGTAAATGTATTCTCAAGCTGAGGAATACCATTTTCAAGATAAATTTGCACACATTCTACCATAAAATTGTAAAAACGATTCCACTCATCACGATCCCAGTCATTAAATAAAGCATTACCAAAAAAGTCTAAAGGTGTATTCTTATGATTAAAGAATGAGCTAAACTCTATAATGCGTACTCTTCGCTTACCATGCCCACCGCTATAGTTAATAGTGTAGTTAGTAGTAAATCCAAACTTAGGCGCATCATTATAGTTTATATATATCTCATCCTTATTCTTTTTTTCTATGGTTACACCTTCTGTAATCTTAGAATAGAATCCCTCAAAATCTACATTTTTACGGCAATCCTCAATTACTATAAGTTGAGTAGATAATTCCACACGCTGGAAAGCAAAAGACTTGTCTAGCTTAAAGTTCTTACCATCTATGCTAACCAGGTTAATCATTTTCCCAATAGCCTTAAAGAAGATACCCTTACCAGCTCCACCACCTTCTGATTCATTCTCAGTCTCTTCTGCTAGGATCACTGCATATGATTTTGTAGGATCTTTATAGGTGTGCAGTAGATAGCCTATAAGTGCAATGCAATAAGCCACACGCTCTGGATCATCATTAGATACCTTCTCAATAAACTTAGTGTACTGGACATAATTAAAATCTATATCATTCTCAATGTCTATATTAAAGTCTATCACCTGGTCTTTCCAGACATGCGCTCCAATCTCTCCATACTTTAAAAGCTCCTTTTTATTTTTAGTGATCTTTACCACACCATTTTTAAATGGATAGTAGGCAGCTTGCTTAGTATGCTTTAAAAGATTTAATTTTATGTTAGGCATAAACTCAAACAGAGACTTATTAAAATAAGCATCTGCGCCTTTGTATATAATCTCTCTAAGCCTACCTGGTGTGATGCCATCAAATTGGCTAGGCAGTCCATCAATGTAATTATTAATAAACTTTTTAATTTGCTCTGTGTTAGTCTCAGATACAAAGCCATCCTCTATCTTCACTAGCTTATAGTTGAGCTTATTATCATAGTAGTAGATATAAAAGCCACCATAATCTGATAGGAAAGATAGAAACTTATTGCGCTCTATGGTGATGATGCCTTTATCATTCACATTCCAGAACGCTAGGATCTTCTCAGACTTATCATTCTCTAATTCATTGACTATCTCCTCAGCTTTATCAATATCTATATTATGCCTTGATGCGATATGTACAGCAATATTCCGTACATCTAAGCCTTCATCCTTTTTTTTTATGTAGTCACGCTTAATATTTTCAGATACTTTATTGCGCTGCTCTCCATAGCCATCCTTAATTAATTGCTTTGCAGCTTCGCTAAAATTATTATTATGCTCAAGTAAAGCATAGATAGCAAAAGGCTTGTAGCCTTTATTAGTCTCAAATTCTGTAGAGGTGCTAAATACTTTAAATAAGCCCAGGCCTCTGTGGTAGTCTGCGCTTATGTGGCTATCAGTCTTACCTGGTCTCTTTAGGAAATCACGCTCACCTCTTGTCTCTATCCAGGTCCAGCCATGATTCTCTAAAAGCTTTACCACATCACATTTAGCATTATAATCATCCCATGGTGTGAGATTAAATGTATCACTATCATTTACTACTTGAGTAGTGCGCACCTCTTTTATCACTTCATTAAATGATCTGCAAATAGATAGGATGGATTCTCTTTGCTCTATGGTGATTACATTAACCTCAAACTCCTTCTCTTTAGTGTACCCATCACTAGGAGGCGCTAGCACATAACCTCCCTCTCCTCTAGTCTCAATTAGTACGATCTCTTTTGCATGTGGTGTCTCTTTAAGCTCCTCTTTGGTAGCATGGCGCATGGCTAGCTTTTGATTACCTTCTACCACTTCACATCTATAGTACAGATGGTAGCCACCAGACTTAGTGCGTACAATATAAAGTAAAGGCAATAGATCAGATAGAGCATCTTGTAGCCTGGTCCAAAGATTACCAGACACATCATATTTTAAATCTACATCTATGATCTCTAATCCACCAGAGACTGCGCCACCAATTATGGCTATATTCTTGCAGCGCTCATTTGTGAACTGGTGCTTTAGTGTAATATCATCCATTATATTAGTTTGGTACTCAGTCCAAGGAAATATGGCCCTCTTATTATCTCCGATAGGGATAACACTAAAATTCTTGTTTATATAAAACTTGGCGGCTTTAAGCATATAATTTATTGGTTAAATTGTAAATCAAAATATTCTAAATCTTTATTAGCATAAGATGCAGCATTTTCTATAGGATGACCAGCATTTTTATATGCTATAAATAAATCACACCATAACTTCATGCGATAATTATTGATATTGCGCATTGTGCCTTTATCTTTAATTGTTTCTTTAGGTACATAACCTTTCATGATTATATCATGAGTCCTACTAAATTCCTCTTCAATAGCAGATTGTAATCTATCATTGAATTTTTTTCTTTGTTCTTCAAACCAACTTTCATTTTGTATCATATATCTTGTATTTTATAAATTGTGCGCACTTCAAATCCATGCTCTTGTAATTGTTCATGTCTATACTTTTGCAGTTCAGATAGCCTACCTTTCTCAGTCTTACATTCTATAAAGAATGTCTTACCATCTTTGAGCAGCATAAGGTCTGGCATGCCATTTTTATTACATTGTATGATCTTTACTACAAGATAGCCTTTCAATTCAAAATGCTTAATGGCTTTACTTTGTATTATACTCTCTCTCAATTTCTTTAAGTTTTGGTTTAACTTCTTTTACAAACTTACCTTTGATCATAATAAAGATAGGTTTTTTCTTTTCTTTGTCTGGTAGTGGCTTACGGCCTCTGGTTTCTTTTTTCATGTGTTTTTATTTTATTGTTAATATTAATCTTTCCAATCATCAATCCAAGTTATAGATGGTAATTTTACTTTTGCATCTTTTGGAGCTTCACCCTTTTTTATTGATTCTTCTAATAACATTCTAGTAAGTAATAAAGATTGTAATGCTAATTCAAAATCATGTAAAAAAGATTTATAATTTTCATAAGTTATACAATCAGCAATATCTTGAATAGTCTCTAGTTTATAACTTATTGCATTTTCTTTAGGATCTTTATTCATAAAAGACATTTTGATTTCAGCTTCTAATTCTTTCATTATATTATTTTTGATGAGCTACAAATATAATTTATAAAAACTTTAAAAAAAATTTTTTTTTATTAAATAAATAATCTTACATTTGTTCTCGTAGTATAAAACAAACTACATTTTTAATTATGGCTCTAACAAAATCAGTAGGTACTAACACTATTTACCTATCCGTTGCAGATGGCAACCTAGTCCGCCAGCACAAAGAAGCAAACCAGTACACCACACAAAGGATCACTAAGACTGGCAAAGTGGTGAATGAGGAATTTTTTAAGGATCTAACTGCTACTATTAAAAGCATCTCTACCAGAGAGAATGATTATGGTAAGCAATGGCAGATTACTTTTGAGGATGGAGATTCTACATATGTTATTAGCTTAGGCTATAGCAGTAGATACGCTGCATCTTTCTTAAAGGCTCTACCAAACCTTAATTTATCTAAGCCAGTACGATTCATGCCATGGGCTATGAAGGATAAAAATGATCCTACTAAGACTATCACTGGTGTAACATTGTACCAGGATGGCAATAAGATTGCACCTTATTACACTAAAGAAGATCCTAATGGATTACCTCAAATGCAAAAGATTAAGGTGAAAGGTAAGGAGCAGTGGGATGATTCAGATATGATGGCATTCCTAGAAAATATGGCTACTAATATCTTCACATCTTTGACTGCTACTGAGCTTGAAGATGATGAAGATGATACTGCACCTTTTTAGTTGGTGGTGAATAAGCACCAGTTAGCCTTCTGGATAAAAAGGCGCTTTTTAACACCAAAAAATATTTAACATGCCTAATAATTATAGAATTGAGAGAGACACTAATCTAGCAGATGATTTTGTACGCTACTTTTTGTATGTAGATGATAGATTCATCACTGGATCTGATACATTAGAAGATATAGAGCGCATTGCTCATCTTGTATGGCTTAATGATGGTAGCCTACATGTCAAAGAAACTATTAAAGAATACACTAAATAAAAACTATGTTAGTAAAAACACACCCCAATCAATTAACCTTTGTAGATGGCAGATTCTACACAGATGACAATGGCCAGCACTATCCTAGTGCTACCACAATTTTAGAAGCTTATCCTAAGCCTTACCAGTTATTGCAATGGATGAAGGAGGTAGGCAGCAAAGCAGATGAGATTAAGACTGCTGCTGGCAGAAGAGGATCAAATGTCCACCAGCTCACAGAGGATTATGATAATGGCATGGAATGTAATTTATTAGATGATAATGGCTCTCCTAAATATAGCCTAGAGGAATGGAGCATGTTTGAGCGATATGTAGATTTTAGCAAGATGTATAAGCCAGAGCATTTATTAATAGAGCAAACATTTGTTAATGGATCATTAGGCTTTGCTGGTACTTTGGATCGCATTTGTATAATAGATGGCAAAAACTATGTGCTTGATATCAAAACCAGCAATGGTATCTATAATAGCTACTGGCTGCAATTAGCAGCATATGAGCAATTATATCTAGGTGCTAATTTAGATCAATTACCTACTATTGATGGTGTAGCTATCTTATGGCTTAATGCTAAGACCAGGACCTATGGCAAAAATGGTGCAATACAAGGGCCAGGATGGCAGATGGTGACCAAAGAGGATAGGTCCAAAGACTGGGATTTATTCCAATCTGTGCAAAAGTTATGGCTAGCTGAGCATGAAGATGATAAGCCTAGAGAATTTAGTTATCAATTATCTCATAAAAAGTAGTAATTTTATCCCATGGCTACCAAAAGAAAACGCTTATATTTTGATATAGAGACTAGTCCAAATATCGGATTCTTTTGGCAGTCTGGGTATAAATTAAATATTGGCTATCAGAACATTTTAAAAGAGAGAGCCATCATTTGCATTTGCTATAAGTGGGAAGGTGAGAAAGAGGTGGAGGCTTTGACCTGGGATAAAAAGCAAAGTGATAAAAAGATGCTGCAAGATTTTATTAAGGTAGTAGATAGTGCAGATGAGCTGGTAGGCCATAATGGAGATAAATTTGATCTTGCATGGATTCGCACTAGATGCTTGTATCATGGCATTCAAATGTTCCCCAGCTACACTACCATAGATACTTTAAAAGTTGCTAGATCAAAATTTAAATTTAATAGCAATAGGCTAAATTATATAGCAGACTTTTTAGGCATTGGCCAGAAGATCAAAACAGACTTTGATCTCTGGAAAGATATAGCCTTAAAAAATGATATGAAGGCGCTAGATAAAATGGTTAAGTATTGCAAAATGGATGTGATATTATTACAGAAAGTACATGAGCATTTAAGCACACATATACCATCTAAAACACATTATGGTGTAGTATTTGGTGAAGATAGAGGATCATGTAAATCTTGCGGATCAGATGAATTAATCAAACATTCTAATAGAGTATTAGCATCTGGCACTAAGAAAATTATTTATAAATGTAAAACTTGTAATCACTTCACTATTAAAACTGATAAATAATGGAGGTAGGAAAATATTACCAGCATAAAACATTAAAAGATTTAATTGTTAAATGCATTAATTATAAAATAAATAATTTTGAATTTAGTGGTGAAATAATTACACTAAAAAAGGAAAATTATCTTTTTTATGATATAGGAACGATTGATTTTTTTAATGTAGATAAATTTATAGAATATGAAGGATCAATTCCAGAGCCAATGCAAGAGCCTACTACTGATCAAATAGGAGGTATCCATTATAAAAAATTAAAGATCCAGCCTACAGAATTTATCCATGCTAATAACTTATCATTTATAGAAGGTAATATTATTAAGTATGTGGTAAGACATAAAGATAAAAACGGCATAGAAGATTTAAAGAAGGCAAAACATTATATAGATTTATTAATCAAATTTGAGTATGAAGATCCCAAAAAATTTTAACAAGATGAAAGCTACAGAGCAAGAGGCATGGTTAGTGAAAAAGTACACTGAGGTGGTGCAATTAGAGCAGCATATAAAAAAACTTTTGGCAATGGTAAGAGGTGGGCAAGCTATATTTTTCCCAGATAACATTGATAGGCCAGATGAGGCTATGTTAAAAGATGCTTAAAATTAAGATCATATATCGCAAGCTGGGTAGAGAAAAGGCCCATGGCATGGCATCTAGTGATGGCATAGTGGAGCTTGATGAGCGACTAAAAGGAAAGAAACATTTAGAGATCCTTATCCATGAGGTGTTACATTTATTATATCCTAGAAACTCAGAAGAAACAATAGTGAGAAATTCTGTAACATTAACCAGGATACTTTGGAAAGAAGGCTATAGAAGAATAGATCAAAAAGAAGATGAGCCATTACAAGATGGCCAGATATAATACTGCATACCCTCTGAGCAGTTTAATATGATGAGGTCATGGCTGGGAGTAATTATCAAATAGGGGTGTTTGGTTATGTTTAAACGATCCCAGCCATTTTTTACATTAAATTTTTCCAATGCAGTTAAGAAATTATCAAATAGATATTGCTGATCAAGCTATAGCTATACTTAAAGAATTTGGCCTGGTGTATCTAGCCATGCAAGTGCGCACTGGCAAAACTATCACTAGCTTGCATATTGCTAGCTTATATGGTGCAAAGAAAGTATTATTTGTTACTAAGAAAAAAGCCATTAGCAGCATCCAGGATGATTATGATAATAGTAACTGCTTGTATGATATTGATATAATTAATTTTGAGCAAGTACATAAAGTAGCACAAAGCTATGATGTGATCATAGTAGATGAGGCACACTCTTTAGGTCAATATCCTATACCATCTGAGCGAACAAAATCTTTAAAGGTTATATGCGAAGGAAAACCAATTATTTATTTATCTGGCACACCTAGTCCAGAATCTTATGCGCAGATGTATCACCAGTTTTGGATCAGTAGCTATAGTCCGTTTAATGGATATGGTAACTTTTACAAATGGCATAAAGAGTATGGCATCCCAGCTAAAAAGTATGTTTTTAATAGGGAGCTTGCAGATTATAGCAAAGTAAAGCAAGAAAGGATCAGTACAGAAATATCACATCTTATGCTCACCTATACTCAAGAGGAGGCTGGATTTGAGAGCCTGGTGCATGAGGTGATCTTATATGTGCCTATATCTGATCGCATAAAATGGGCAATAGATAGGATTAGAAAGGATAAATTATTTAGGACCAAAGATGGCCAGTTAATCCTGGCAGATACGGCAGTAAAAGAGATGCAGAAGATCCACCAGATATGCTCTGGATCAGTAAAGACTGAGGATGGCAATGCAGTGATATTTGATGATACTAAGGCTAATTTTATCAAAGAGCGCTTTAAAGGCCAAAAGATAGCCATATTTTACAAGTACATAGCAGAAGCTATGCAGCTTAGGGTAACCTTTGCTGGGCGCATTATAGAAGATCCTATGGCCTTTAATGAGGCATCTGGTGATGTGGTATTCATTTCCCAGATCCAATCTGGAAGAGAGGGCATAAATTTAAGCTCAGCAGATGCTCTGGTGATGTACAATATTGATTTTTCAGCAGTTAGCTATTGGCAGTCCAGGGCCAGAATGCAGACTAAGGATCGCACAGAGGCCTCTAATGTGTACTGGATATTTACCCAGGGAGGCATAGAGGAGCGTATTTTCGGCATGGTCCAGAATAAAAAAGATTACACTTTAAGCCATTTTAAAAAAATTTTTTTTAATTAAATTAAAATACCTTAGCTTTGATTTATCAATGCGTTTAGGAAGGTATCGCATATGGAACAATCTTCATACTTTTTAATTTTAATTTTTAATTATGAACACGCTGAAAACACCACAACAAAAAGCAAATGAGCGTTATCGCTCAGAAAGTATTAATCCACTATATGCTGGAATTATCCTGGCAGTAGCTTTTGTATTAACCGCTATAATTGAAAACCTATGATAAAGACTATTTTAACCTTTGTTAAGTTTTTCTTTATAGCAGTGCCACTGGCATGCTTCTTATATGTAACATTATTTTTAATCGCAAAAATGAAAGAATATGGCAAATCATAAAGCATGGGTAGATTTACCTATAGTACATAAAATAGCATTAGTAGGTAAGATCACACACCTTTTACAGAATCAATATCCTTATTACTTAGAGATGCTGGACCTAATTAGCAAAGCAGAAGATGATGGATTATTCAGTGATGTAGTAATTAATAATACAGATGAGCAAATATAAAGATATACTTAAATATATCCAGTTATACACTGGATGCAATGATCACGCATTAAAAAGAATAGATGTGATGCTGCAAGAGAAGATCAAAGCAGTGCCAGATAAAATAGTAGAGGTGAGATATGTGGAAAAATTCTCTAGGAAGGGAATAGATCCAAATTTAACTCTTGCTGATTTTACTGAGCAATACTGCGCAGCAAATAACACTAGCTATAAAATGCTTTGTGATAGATCCAGGAAAACTGAGATAGTAATAAATAGGAATAGATTTGTAACATTTGCCTATAAAGAAGGCTACTCTGCCAGTGAGCTGGGTAGATATTTAGGATTTTGTCATGCTAGCATATTGCATGCATTGCATGAATCTAAGAAAAGGTAATATACTTTCCCCCATCTAAAGCCTTTAAGATTTGATTTCTTAGAGGCTTTTTTGTTGTATAGCTTACATGTACCCAGTCTGGATTTTGATCTGTGCCATGCTCCCAGATAAGCTGATCAAATTTTAAATGTCCTTTAATATACGCAAATATATCTGCATTAGTAATATCATGGCTATGTCCATCCATATCTATGTCTATAGCCTCACCTTTAGAATGCTGGCTATTTTTAGCAGCTCCTTTGATCAAAGCACAAACCTCTGGTGATCTAAATCCACTAGAGATATAAATAGGCACTCTAAAATGATTACGGATTGGCTCAAAGATATGCTCTGCTAATGCCTTTAAATTCTCTATTTGCTCAGCATTAGGCATATTAGATAGGCCAGCTCTTTTAGCTGATTCAGAGCGTACAAGTTCACCTAGTGTGAGATGTTCAGATATGACCATATAATTCTTTTTAAAAATACTATACCTATTAAAGTGATTATAACTGCCCAAAAACGCAGCTTCCATTTTGTGCTAGTGTTTATACTACTTTGTAAAGATGACTTATAAAATCGCACAGAATCAGCCAGGATGCCTAGCCTTCTGGTATCTACTATGTAGCCAGTTTTAATTTCTACTACTTTTTTAGTTTTATAGATAATTTTGCCTTTCTCAGTCAATGTTATAACATTGTTTATAGTATCTCTTTTATAGTCTGTGATAGTGTCTATAGTCACTAATGTATCTAGCAAAGTGATAAAGCTAGTATCATTAGCGCATGGCCTAGTTTTTTCTAATTCTCTAAATATTCGCTCAGATGCCTCTGGTGATGCTAATACTTTACGCTCTGCTTTTCTTAATGGGTGACATCCAGATAAGATAAGAATGGCTAGTAAAACAAAATAAAATAATAATATCTTAGTTTTTATTCCCATATCTAGTATCATGAGGATTCAAATAATTAACTATAATAGGCAGTAATGAGATAACTGCTGCACTTATGCATTCTTCTAAGGTAATCTCATAAATATTACCTTTAGAGATGATCATAGTAAGGATAGCAGAGATGGCTATTTTTAACCAGCTACCCCAAATACTATTTAGAAACTTCATCATCTTTTTGTACTTTTTTTGTGGCATTGTAATAGTAGCGGATTGCCATAATTCCAGATACAATAGCAACCAGACCAGCTATTAAAGTTACTATAGGCTGGATAGTGGTAATAGATACTATTGCACTTAATACGCTTAATCCAGCTCCAAAATCTGCCTGGCTGCTATTGTGTGTCATGGGTTAATCTTCTTTTTTTAAATCTACTACTGGCGCTTCTTGAGGCGCTTGTTCTTGTTGTAACTTACCAAAAAACTCTAATAATGGTAAGCCAATCTCTGTAGGGATCTTGTTAATGAATGCTTTTAAATCTGCTAGATTTTGTTCTGATAATGTGATCATAATATATTATTTTTTACAAATTTATGCTTTTTGTTTTAAAATATCTATCTCTTGCTTTAGTTCCTTTATAGCTTCTGCTAATAATGCTACTAATGATGGGTAATCTACCATGTATAAATCAGTATGCTCAAAATAATTAACTGCTTCTGGTACTATTTCTTGAACATCTTGAGCTATAAATCCTATTTGCTTTTTTTCTGGTGTTTCAATCTTATTAAAATATACCCCTTGCAATTTCATTACTTTATCTAAGCTACTATCTATTGGAACTATATTTTCCTTAATTCTTCTATCAGATGTAACATTAAATGCAGTTGCATACATTGCACCCATTGCATAAGATTCTGATGTATATATCATTGTACCATTTGTACATGCTCTACCCCAGTTATAAGTAGTTGATCCTCCAATACCTACGCAGTTATTTCCAGATGAATAATAAATAGTCCATTTACTAGATGCTGATCTATAAAATCCACCAGATCCATCTGATGTATGCATCATTGCCATTCCACTATATACATCTACAAAACCTCCGTATCCTCCTTTGCTTCCATCCATTTGCCAAGGTGAATATCCAGTATTATTATTTGCTGCAAAAGTTCCACTATAACCATCACTATAATATATAGTAGATGCTACTGATTGAGCATAAAAATTACCTTGAACATGCAATTTATAAGATGGTGTTGTAGTTCCAATCCCTACTTTACTTGTACCCTCTGCTAATGATAAATCTGTATATGTAGATGTGCTTCTATTATAAGTTAATATTGTTGAATATGTAGTTCCATTATCAATTTCTATTCCTTGACCACCATTTGCACTAATTACAAACTTCCTCTGTGGTGATGTAGTTCCAATACCAACATTACCAGATGAATTAATGATAAATCTATTAATCCATGAAATTGTATTACCAGCTATACCACTTACTGCATTTTGAAAAACAAATTGTCCAGTATCAGTAGTCATTAATGCAGCTACATTATTTGATCTATAAACCCAGTTAGTACCATCATGAGTAGCATTATTCATCATAGCCATTTGTCCAGATCCGCCATATAATCCACCAGTATCATTTAATAAAAATGCTCTAAATGAACTTAATCCCCATGTATTATTTGTATTAACTGCTAATGTATAAGAATTTGTTTCTTTTAAAATACCATCTCCTAAAGTACTAGTGCCAGTAAATTTAGAATAATTACCACTTGTACCAGTACCAGTCACTGGATTTGTTAATGCACTCTGCTTACTATTAAATGTACTCCAATCAGCAGCGCTTAAAAATCCAGCTTGAGAGCCAGATGCTTGCTGAATTGAAAAAACACCAGTAGTATTATTATAAAGCAGAGGACTAGTAGCACTTAAAGATGTTAAATTAATACCACCTAATCCAGCTAAGGTATAAGTAGGAATATTTAAAGCACCAGTAGTACTATTATAAGTACTTGCTCCATTATTACCAGTAGTAGTTAATGATATTGATGCTCTTGATCTTGCATTCGTATAATATAAATTTGTACCCTCTGTTAAATTACTAGTAGTCTTATTACCAAAGGCAGTATCAAATCTGCTTTGTGTATAATATAAATTTAATCCCTCTGAAATATTAGATGTAGTACCAGCAGTTTTAGTCCATAAATTAGTACTAGAAACATATTGTAATATATCACCATTAGATGGACTTTGTGCAGCTACATTATGTAGCTCATCCATCTCATATCCATTTTGAATTTTAACCTCTATTTGGCCCTGGTTAGCATGGCTTCTAGTTACTACACCAATATATACTAAATGCGCTGGTGCATATTGCTTTACATCTGTATAAGTACCAGCAGTTGTACTGCTTAGATATAATTGAGCGCCTTCTGCAAATGCAGATGTATTTAAACCAGCTAAGTCACCTACAGATACTACATATCCATTTTGATTATTACTTATATCTGCTTGCACCATTCCAAAAGTCTGTGCAGATGTAGCATCACTAGTAGCTATTGCTTTACTTACTAAAGCTTTATTTCCACTTGCACCGCTTATATATACTATAGTGCCTTTTGTCAAAGTAGCACCAGTCTCATTCCTTACTTGTCTTACTAATGTACCAGCTTGTCCAGCTATAGGGAAAGTTACTAATGATCCATCACCAGCTATATACTGCGTAGTATCACCAGTTGCAGTCACTGAAAATACCCCACTATTAGTAATTGGTGATCCGCTCACTGCGAATGCACTTGGCATTGTTAGGCCTACACTCGTTACCGATCCAGTATATTGATCTGCACTTGATATTGTAAAATTAGGATAAGTACCAGTGATGGTAGTAGTGCCAGATGCACTTAATGCTACCACTTGATCTGGTGCAGTATTTGTAATAACACCACCAGAATAACTTATGCCAGTTCCAGCGCTATTTGCTGCTCTTGCTCTTGTAGTAGTAAAGTACTGATTTGTACCCTCTGCTATATCTGTAGTAGTTAAGCTAACTGC